CAATTATATCTGGCTCAGAGTATTTAGTTTCAGGGGGGAAAGTTTCCAACAGTGCAGAGTTAACATCTGCAACGGATTCTTCATACCCTGAAGGGAATACCTGCCCAGGACTCATAACTCGAAATAGATTATCTCGAATAGTTAGAGAAAAATTCTTTAGGAACCCAGCATAGTCTGCTGTGGGATTATAGAAAAGCTCTAGATTATATTGGACTTGTGACAGGTCGAGAGGATAAACGTGCCCTTGCATTTCTATGGGCAAGGAGAAATCTACGACGTTTTGTGCTCTCTTTATTTGTTCGGAGGTCGGTTCGGTTCCGTCAGGATTCAAAAAGAAAAAAGACACATGGCCGTTGGCTAAAAAATAATCGTTGAGGTAAACATATGCGTTTTTACTTGAGCGATTAGGTAAAACCGAAGTGAATGTACCAATACCGAAAAGATCTTCAAAGAGATCTTGCCAATCTTGAGAAGAAACCGGATTGCGACGGCGAATAAGAGTGAAAAATCTTTCTTTTACTTCATCTATGGTTTCAACATCTGAGCCACCAACTGCTGCAATCGTATTCGTAACAGATATTATTTGTAAATCCAGAGAGGAAGCCTGCGTTATAGTATTCGCAGCAACATTGTTGAATGTTCCTATGAGACTGGAACTGACTGCTATGGACCCATTGCCCTCGTTCGCTGGGAAAAATAGATCTTCAGTTGTCAGAAACTCAATGGATTCACCATTGGTTAAATTGGAATTAGTAGTGAATACAGAACCAGCTGGTAAAACCTGTTGGAACGCATTGGGTGCAACTGTTATTGTTAAACGCGATATAGAGGGAGTCCCCAGTCGCCGCAAAGCTCCCAGAAAAGGACCTATCCATTCAATCAGGATTGATTCAGGTAGCTGATTCGCCCAGAAAAGAAATTCACCTTGCGCAAATGCTTGGCCCTCTATCAGAGCCATCATTGGGTTGCCAGCACTAAAGTCGTTTAATTTTGCGTTACTCGCATCATAAACTCTTTTCGCTGCTTGATTGACTATCTCGGCTTCCGACCGTGGATCTATATTTACAGCAGGAAGTGGTGCATAACGTGGCATTTTTTATCAACCCACAGGGCATTGATTAGTTGTAGGAGTACCAGCGTAATTATTACAAGTTGAATCTGCACGAGCGTAAAATCCATTGTCTATAAACAAACGTGCGAGTCGCTCTTTCAATATAAACATCGTAACTAAATCATTATTGTCCATGCTCGAGAATTTCTGATCGAACGTGGGCGCAATTACCCCACCTGCATAGTTAAATTTAGTATTAGTTGTAAACGACAGCGGCGCATTTAAGGGATTATTGGGTGGAATGCCAAGGTCAAAGCAGGATGTGCCAGATGTTTGAGAATACCCAAAGTTCCAAGGTCCGGTAACAGTCTTAGCGCCGGAAATTGGAGGAGTGTTGAAGCAACCGGATTGTTCTCCGGCTAAAGTTACATATCTTGAGTCAACGCCATTGGCACCCGAAAATTGAAGCGAATCGAGTCCAAGGGGTGGGTAGTGCCAGTCTATATCGAGGCCATCAAAATATATCTGCTTGCTGCCATTTAGCCAAGCACTCGTTACAATTACGCCACTCGAAAAAGTAGTCTTTGCCATACTTACTTATCTTTTATCTTGATTCATTTTACCCCTACCTTTTATCCAAGGTTCTGGTAAAATTGTTTTAGATCTTTTTCGTTTTAACGAGCCTTCTCTGTAACAGTGGTACCAGGCCATGCCCACGTTTCTAGGTCCCTGTACAGCGCCGCCAAGCTTCGAAATTTTTTGTAATTTCCCTGAATCCCTGGTTCTTGCACCCCCTTTTTTACCAGCTGCCGATCGCACACCGGGAGCATGAACACCTATTCCCAATTCTGCAGTTTTTTTACCAGCTTTCGTTGGGCCAAATCCTAAACGGCTGGCTTCTGCCCACCACTCGGGACCGCCAAATTTACAGAGGCACCATTCCTCATTGATAAGGAAAAATCCCCAATCTCCGTACTCTTTATGCACAGCAATGCGACAGTCCACTCGATATGGCACAAATCTATTACTTTTCCTATTGTTTGTTGTCCAGTCTAAGACCATCTTGTTTGCTTTGGTATCTAAACCGCAAACCAAATCTGAGTTACTAGGGTCAATGTGATCAATCACATCTCCATTACGAGAGTGCATGTGCTTTAAAACGGCCAAAAAAAAGACCCCCAGGGGTTAACCTGAGGGTAGTATAGCGAAATTTAATTAGGTGAAACCTAATTGCGTTCGAAGTAGTTAACGGTCATTGTCACTTCGATTGTCTGAACGTCGCCACTTTCGCGGGAAACTTCAGCAGTCGTAATGGAGGTCAGCAGGCACTCATAAAGAATGTATTGACCGCCACCAGGACCTGATTGTAAACCATCGCAGCTTCGTGGAGTTACTGTAACTGTAATTGGATTACAGTTGTAAGCAAGCCAGAATGCTTCGAGAGGTTTGAAAATCGCGGGATCGTAGGGAGCTGTAAGCGTAACTTCGTCGGCAGTCCGAGGACCAACAACGTGGTAGATGCGGTTTCCTGTTCCGTTGGCATAGGTGGATGATTCGCTGGTATCAGTAATACCGGAAAACTCAGTAAAAACGGCAGTAAAAGTAGGGCCGCCTGCGGCGGTGAAAGATACTTCGTATTGCGCTTTTGTTAATGGACGTAAAATAGCCATGGGGTCACCTCCTCATATATCCTGGCTTAAGCCAAGATGTTGGTGATCATCGCGCCGGAACCGATGAGTCCAGTGGTGCCGAGGCCCACGGGGTGCACTGCACGTTCCACAGTAATTTCTGCACGAACAACGCGACGCTCACGGATATAGTACTCAGGACGAACGGCAGGAGTGCCGGTCAACTGGTATGTATAAGCAAAAGCAGGAGTGGCTGCATTAGCACCACCGGAAGGCATCACAGCATCGGAAGGACCGTTGGGGCTGTAGAATAACAGAACGCCATTCTCAGGGAACACGGGCAACAGTTGACCGTTTTCAGCCAAGAAACGACCTTCAGCAACACGAATGCCACGCTCAAGACCGAAGTAACGAGCAAGCATGTCCACATCGATAGAATCGGCTGTGGTGTACTTAATACGCTCGAGAATATTTTGGTTGGTCAATAGCTGGTCGAAAATAGCAGTACCAACAATCATCGAGTTCGGGCGAATGCCGATCTGATAAGATACGCTACGCTTCAGAGTTAGTACAGCTTCGATTGGGTTTGAAGTAGGATCGCCCCAAGGAGCAGCACCAGCAGAAGCACCATAAGAAGTTTGGAATCCGGTGAAGGTTTGAAAACCTAAACCAGTCTGACTTCCAGGGATGCCATTGTAAGGCTCGTAAGGGTTGAAACCGGCGGTAACAGTAACTACTTCACTTACGGTTTTCTCGTAAGCGTTCATCAAGCGTGACATGGCGTTGCGGGTTTCAATCGCACGCAGATCAACTTGAGCAGGACCTTCACCAGCGTTCTCAATAACTTCTTCAGGAAGTTCCCAAGCCACTACTTCTTGCTCAAGAGCGTAGGGCTCAGAATCGTAACGAGTCTGAACGTAAGGAATATTGGTACCATATGCGCGACGGAAGTCGTTAATGGCAAACTGTTCCTTACCGAATCGCAAAATGCGACCAGCACGGGTGGGGGTGTCCACAACAGGCGCGATAAAGTTCGCGATGTTTGTGGAGGGGAGCATGAAACCTTGTGCCAGCGTAGTCAGAATTGGATCTACGCCCGCATAGGTTTGGGCTAGGTTCATCATGGGAGGGAGTACTCCAGTTTATAACGAAAAGGATTTCAACGGGTTGCAACCGCTTGGGCTTACACCCCGGAGGAGTAGCCAAGCGATAAACAACCAGATTATTAGCTAAAAGAAACGGTAACCATACGACGACCACCGATATTGATAACTTCGCGGATGGTAGGGATAGTACCATCAGCACTTACGGCAGTGCCGGAAGCTGAGGCTTGGCCGATTGCATTCACCAACAAAGGAGTGTTGTATACAATTGCGGCAGAAGCAGGATCTACTTCGATAAGCAGTAAACCGGAGGTTGCCACAGTAGCCAAACGAGGAGAAGCAGGAGCGTCAGCAAACAAAGGGATGAAAGCTTGGTTCACACCGATGATTGAAGTAGGAGTTGCGCCGGGAAGGGTCACAATACCTTGCTGAGTGCCACCGCTAACTGCGCGGAATTCACCGATAGCCACAGCGGGGTCGCCAGTGAAGGTTTCAGCGAAACGGATATACTGACGCCCATATGCTGGAGCGGCATTAGTAGAAGTGAAAGACATGTCTCTATTATATAGTAAGGGACTTTAATGGGTTAGATGTTTCGACTGTCCAGATATAAATACAGCCAGTAGTTTCTTTCTGTTTTTATTTTTACCCTACCTATACTCAATCCGGCATCGGCAATAGTCACAACAGCGACAGCCTTTGCCAGGCATTGGTAGAGAGCCAATGGGTTGCCAACCAGCCGCATCGTAGTTTTTGCAGTCGAGGCAAACTCGATTGTCGAGGATTGCTATCCTTCTCATTTCTTTATTACCTTGTTGTTTTTTGCCCATGAAACGACCCAGTTCAAAGAAACTGTATGCTGGGTTAGCAATATATCGCACCACTCGATTGAGAACTGATTTCCAAGTTCTACCTTGAGCTTTTTTCGTTGCTGTTTCAATAGCAGCTTGTTCTGCAGGAGATGTATCCATCCACTCTGCGGGGTAATCAGGATCTAATTGAGTGTTGGCTTCTAAAACATTAGATAGATCCTCTGCAAAATCTACCGAATCGTCGTTGTACTTTAAAACTCCCGAATCAATATAGTCTTTTGTTTCGTCCATAAATGTTGAGAGATAGGGTAGCATGTTGCCAACAATTCCAGAGAAAGACTCTTTCATTTTCTCTTTGGGCTGACTTTCCCCTGCGCCCAGATAGACGGCAGTTAAAGCAGAGATAAGAGTCTTGTCAACTAAGGTGCGTTCGTATTCATCAAATTTCATCTGCTGGTCTCGAAGACCTTTCACAATGACTTTTGCCTCAATTGACATCCTTTCTTCAAGTTGGCTGAGCTCTGGGAATTTCTTCGCCAGGCGCTCAGCTTGCTTAAAATAAGTTTCTCTCTGCCGTGTTACTATGCCAACAAGAGAGAGAAGATCCATCAGCTATACATTGCTTTTTTCAAAGCATCTACATAACTCATCTCACCATTTGATTTTTCAACCATGTTGAGAGCTTTCTCATGAGGGTTCATGTCAGACTCATCTACGAACTTCATAGAACCGCCTGCATACTCACTGAAATCAACCAAGTTAGGCAGATTGTTGAGAATGGAGAAAAGAACAGTGGTTGCCGATTCGCCTTCAGCAAATTCAAGAGTACCAAACTCAAGACCTTCAGCAAATTGTACTAATTGGCTTTCAGGAATGATGGAATCAACCATCTTGCCAGCCTCATAGAGATTTTCTACGAAACTATGAATTTGATCGCGACGACGTGCAATCTTAGCTTCACGATACTCATGCTTGATGCGAGCATTTTCCTCTTTGAGCTCTTGAAGTTCGGCATAGAACTCAGAAAATTCGAGATCTTCTTTGTAGCTCTTTTTGCCCATCTTCTTGTCGCCACAGTCAGAATACTCATCATCCTCCATTTCCTCTTCGTCTTCCTTGTAGGTAGAACCGAAGCCGGTCTCAGTGTAAGGATTCTGATTCTTTTCGTGCTCTTTGAATTCGTCGCCAGAGGTTACACCGGAAGGACCAGTCTCTTCTCCAACACCACCCTCATACTCACCGGAAAGAATACCTTTCTTCGACTTCTTGACACCAGCCTGCTGATCAACTTCTGAATGATCGTCTGACATCTTGCCCATTTTCTTTTCTTCCATCTTTTTCTTGATGAAATCAGGAATTTCGCGGAAATCGTCATCTTCTTCTTTCATGAGCTCTTTAGTTTCGTGAGCTTCACCATGGTCAGCACCACCAGTTACACCGGAAGGTCCTGTCTTTTCTGCGGGCTCATCATCATCTTCAGAATCAAAAGCGCCAGGAGTTAAAGCTTTTTTGGTTGACTTTGGCTCACCTTTGTAGGACTTGTATCCATCTTCGGAATACACACCACCGGTCTTCAGGGTTTCTTGATTTGGGTCACCCTCAAAATCACCGCTTAAGATTTTCTTTTTCTGACCTTTCATCTCACCATAAACACCGTCTTTGCCAGTAATTTCGGCAGGTTCAGGTTCGGCATAATTTGAAGCAGCTTTGCCGTCATACTTACCAGCAAGAGCTGGATCAGAAGACTTGATCTGCATAACACGGGCATTTTTTGCACGAGTAACATTCTCTACCTTGCTGGCAAAGACAGTGTCATCAGGCATTTCCTCAGTATCAGAGGGAATGGGGGACTCGGAGTCGATACGACCGTAAGGATCCCTGCCTTTGGACACTTTGGCATTGTTCACACCGTAATCAGTATCGTCATCATACTGATCGCTGTTCATGATTTCTTCTCTGGACATTTCGTCGTACCTTCCGTTATCGTCTGGGTCAATATAGCGACCGGTTTTAACGCGGTCTGAGTCTTGCTGGGAATTTTTTACTGCAGGACGACCACTGTCGTGCTGGTCCCGTCCTCTGGCAATTTCATCCCGACCAAAAGTAGTTTCTTCATACGAAGTTTTTCCTGTGGCAGCCCTATCCATGGATTGCTCCTCGGATTTCCCAGTCTGATAACGACCGAAATTTCCTGTGCGCTCTTCAGGGTTTTCGGGGTGTTGGCCAAACTTCACCTTACCTGGTTTGGGATTCTTTTTGTCGCTAACTTCGTTGTAATCAACCTTGTTAGGCTGCATCCGGGGGTTGCGCATTTTGGGGTTGTCTGCACCCATTTCCTCATGGTCTGTAGACATTTCATCTTCATCGTCTTCACGATAAACATTTTCTACGACTTGGGATACTTGACCATGTGGTGTACTTTTCTTTTTCCGGCTGATGCCTTCTTGCATTTCCATAAAATTGTCCTTAGGGAATTGGTCTTCAAGTTGAGCCAGTGATCTGGCATTATCCCCTTTGCGAGGACGTTCTGAATAATTTGCAGGGTTGCTAGGATTTTCTACTTCAGAGGCATTACCCTCCTGCTCTGCAACCTCAGCCGAAGCATCTTCGGTTTCCGCTTGTGGTGAATTGTTTTCTGTGATTTTGTTTACTTCAGCAGTCATTTCCGAACGTGCTGCATCGAGTTTTTCTTTGAGCATCTCCATCGGAGACAGTTCTCTAATCATTGTGGGACCGAGATCTTCATCGAAAACTTGATTAGGTGTTAAAGCAATAGCGAAATCATAGACTCCTACCTCCGAATCCCATTCAGCGAAATTAAATGGTTCGAGACCTTTAACTGCTGGTGGAGAAGCGCCGAGTAAAGCCAGGTGTCTAGCTGTCCATTGACCGGGAGTGGGGTTTATTTGAGAATCAGGGCTGTAAAAGGAAATCGAAACCTTGCGGTAGTGACCGTCCTTCACTAGATCTTTTGCAACGTCCGTAAAAGCAACATTTGCATACAGATCTTGTCCTTTTCGCTCAAATCCCTTGATCCACCCATAGGATGGCAAAGAGTCTGAATCGCCTTGGTGCCCTAGAACCAGAGGTGCCTCATGCACACCTGGGTCGTACGACTCCACCACTTGCTGAAGATCCTTTTCGGAGAAACTGCGATTTACGCCTTGTGCGGACGTTTGTGAGCCGGCCTTAAATACATGGATTTTTTTCACGAACATTATGCGATCCTCTCTCGCCTGTCAGTAGGGATGCCTCGTTTTCTTTGAAAGTTGGTGAGGGCTCCGGGAGTTGTAATATGCCCGGTCTCTAAACACTTCCATCTTTGTTTAGAAGTAGACAGACCCCCCCTAGGACCTCCTATTCTACCCCCTGCGGAGCGGGACTCGAAAGTAACCGCTCCCTCCCTGAATAGACCTGTACCACTTTCAAGTGATTGTGGCCCAGTGATTGATCCACCCTTCTTTCCCCACTCAGACTTGGGGGCGTCAGGGGAGAATATTCCGGTTTTGTTTTCAAAGTGTTTTTTCCCTTGAATTGGTCCGTTGAACTTGCCCCACTCACGTGAGGATTCAGGATTACATTGAGGGCGATCCGAATAGGGGGACAGATTATAACACATTTCTGTGCCAAACCACATGTCTAAAAGAGCTTGTTCAAGCAGAGGTTCGTCACACTCGTCTTCTGTATATTCCCAGACAAAATCATCTGGATGTTTACGAAGGGCATTTTGAAAGGGGTAATTAGCATTTGATGCCAAATGCTGTTTTTTCCTTTTTTCAAAATCAAGGGTGCTCCCCAAATAAAACCTACCGTTAGAGGTATTGGTTGCTTTGTAGGTAAACATTTTTTAATTGTCACGCAAGATTTTGGTTGGGGGTGCTAGGCTTTGTCTCCCCTGGTTGGTTCCTTTGCGTTTGTATAACTAACTCTTTTTACCCTTGGTTTCCTGCGAAAAACCACTAAACATCGGCCCAAATCTGTAAAGATATCCGTGACTCATTTGTGGCCAGCGTTATTGGCGTGACAAGATGCTCCTCATTATTGTCAACGATAACCATTGTATTGTGTTCCGGGCATAGCATTTTCCATTCATTCTCTTCTTTCCATACGAAAATTCCCCCATAACCAGGGTGCCAATTTGTGTTAAGATATAATGTCGCAGCAAAGCCATAGTCGCTATCAGTATGTGGAGATAAGCCCGAGAGCGGCAGCCATTGAGTCAACCGAAATAATAGAGTAGTATGAGGCGGTAGATACGGTGTGATCTCAGTTATTAATCTTTCACGAAGGTCGTCTTTGATTTCTGTAAATAGAGCCGCACCAAAAATCCCTCTTAATACGTCTGGCCCCCAGGAATTCAAAGAACAACCCCATATAGGTTGATCAATATTACTGGAAACAAATACGTTTAGGCTTTGAATTAGTTCGCTGCTGAGAGTGTTTTTAATAATTTGCATTTTCTTTCATGAACGATTCAAACTCTGCTGACGGGTATGCAACAGTGTAGAGGAAAGTGGTGATACAATACCGACCCAATCCTTGATTTCTGTACTGCTCCTCCATGATCACAGGAGAAACTT